TTTCTGAGGCGACTGCACTAGAAGTGCAAGGGTGTCGTCTCTGCGTGGGAGTCAGTCCTCTGACCGACCTGTGCTAAACATTCTGTAATTGTGGGTTCAGCACGCCCTTTGTGATCCTTTCTGGAGTAAAGAAATGGTATTACCTATTACAGGTCCGGTTTCAAGTACGCAGAATGTTATCCCGCCTGTTTGGCCGGGAACTTCCGCTGGCGGAAATATCTATTCCACCGCCACTCGTTACGCGACTTGGTATCGGCAGATGACGCCTTACGACCGTCCTCTGGCATTCGACTCTTGGTGTTCCAAAGTCGAGAGACCTTCCCCTCATTACATTTCAGAACAAGCTGCAAATGCATCGGGAGGTCCTAACCTGAGAGCACTCACCTTAGATCAACTCGCTCGCGAAAAGGCTTGGGCCCTTAATAAGGCCTATGACCGTTTCGTTGGCGAAGTCGGTGAGTCCGCTAGCTGGTTAGTAACGTTAGCAGAGAGGAAGCAGACCATGTCTTTATTGACAAACCTCTTAACTAGAGTGTATGGTTTTTCCTCGGCTCTGCGGAAGTATCAATGGACAAAAGCCGTTTATACCCTTGCCGGTGAAAACCAGCAGCTTGTCCTTAAAGGCAAGCGGGTGATTGCGAAAGGTGGGTTGCGGAAGAAGTCGAAAGATTTCTCAAACAACTATCTCCAATTTCACTTCGGGCTCGCGCCGCTGTACAGTGATATTTACAGTACGATCTCAATCCTCCAGTCGCCGATCAAGGACATGCCTGTGAAGGCCTCCTCCAAGGTGACGTTCCGATACCCCTCCTATGCTTCACAGTATAGTGGGTCTACGAATGTTGGGAAAGTGTACTGCCGTATTGGAGGGAATGTTCAGGTTAGTAACCCGAACCTCTTCCTGGCCAACCAACTGGGCTTGGTGAACCCAGTTAACGCGGCATTTGACATGATAAGGTTTAGCTTCGTGCTTGACTGGTTCGTGAATGTGCAGGACGTTTTGGCGTCGTGGACTGACTTTGCTGGACTTAGATTCAGTGGAGGATATACCACTCTTGGATGCGCCTGTGTTAACGACTGGCTGTTAGTAGGTACCCCTTGGGGTGATCTAACAGGTTTAACCAGTCATTACGAGACTAAGCGAACCCTGGGTATCCCACCAGGTCCAGTTTTGTCTATCCGGAAACCTTGGCAGCTATCGGCCCGGAGGGGCCTGGCTGCCGCGTCACTCTTAGTGCAAACTTTGAGATGACTCCTATCCACTTGAAAGTGAGTTAGTTATGCCACAAATGGCAGATATTACGGTAAAAGCCGCAAACGGTACAACCGATGTGATCTATGCGAATGTCTCAGCTTCTGCTGGAAACAACGTACCCGCTATATGGCAGGTGACGGCATTAACAACGCCGGCTTCCACTCGCCCCGAACTGCGTGTCACGTCCGTGGACAGTAAGGATGGGACGAAGCGAATCGTTCGGGGACAGTACCGTTACCCTCAGACTGTCACTGACAGTACGACGGGTATCGTTTCGGTGTTCGGCAGTGCGACCGGGGATTTTTCCCTAGTGATTGACAAGGCCCTTTCTAAGGACACTGTTGATCAACAAGCCGCGCAGCTTCCAAACCTATTGGTCTCGGCGCTGATGAAGGCCGTTTTCCAATCGGGTTACGCTCCCACCTGACGAGGGGAGAACCGAAATGATTGAAGAAGTCTTGGACCCTGTTTGGGCAGACTTGGTCCTTGCCACGATGGAAGGACTCTCAAGCGCTCGGAGCTTGACAGTAGCGATACTGTTGAGGTATCGCGAGTGGGGTCAAATTGTCAGTTTGACGATTGACCCTATGCATTATGACGATTCTGAATCGTTCTGGGTAGATAATATGGCTACGGAACTTCTCCGCAAGTGTGTTTCTATACCGTCCACGATCGATTTGGAGGCAAAGGCAATTTCGGATTTTTACAAGTCTGAAGACGCCTGTCATGCTTCCAATCTTCGCCTCGAACCTCTTCTGTACGGCCGCAGTGATGCGACGTATCCTGAAGACCTATCCGACATTGTCGTCCGGATAAGAAAAAAAGTTCAAAGCTGGATTGGGAAGGGACCCAATTGGTCACGTTTACGTGGCCAGTTCGGGCCCGGTGCTACTATGAGCGACAGCGGGGATGCTTGTACCGTCCCACATAAAATGTCATCGCTTCCCACGTTGACCGTATCGGCACAAACTCACCTAGACGCCTGGACGGCGTCGAAGTGGGCTGAAGCAACTGCTTCCTCTGTCGATACAATCTCGTTTGGGTCTACGCTGGGTTCATTCTCAGTGTGGGATCCTTTAAAACACGAGTTCGCTGGTAGGGTTCGGTTTGTGAGGGGTAACTCCTTCTTTACTGTGCCCAAAAGTGCAACGACTTTACGCGGTTGTTGTAAGGAACCATCCTTTAATTCGTATTGGCAGCGTGCTGCTGGCATCGACCTCGGTCGGCGCCTTACGAGGAGTGGTTTCGATATGATTAATGGTCAGGATGAGCATCGTGAGATGGCTCGTCTAGCTTCCCTTTCCGGGGAGTTTTCGACTATTGACCTATCATCGGCGAGCGATACCATATGCAAGACCTTGGTCAGGTTATTGCTACCCAGTCGATGGTTCAGACTTCTTGACTCACTTAGGTCTCCTTCAACGGAGATCGGTGGCAAGGTGAAATTCCTTGAGAAGTTCTCATCTATGGGAAATGGCTTTACGTTCGAACTAGAGACCTTGCTTTTCGGGGCAATCTCTAGCGTAGTTTCCGGGGACTCCACTCCGGGCTATGACCTGTTCTGTTTTGGTGATGATATCATCGTTAGGACAGAAAAGGCTGACGACGTACTGGCGGCACTTAAGTTCTTCGGCTTTACGGCCAATAAACGAAAGACCTTCGTTGAAGGACAGTTCCGCGAAAGTTGTGGTGGTGACTTCTTTGGTGGGGTGCGCGTTCGCGCGCATAACATCGAGGAGTTGCCGTCCGAACCACATCAGTGGATAACTTTGGCTAATGGGCTGAGGCGTGCTTGCAAGACCGCATCTGTCTGGGATGGCTCTCGAGTAATCGAGGGCCTCTCGGACAGACGCCTGTTCTGCAGTGGCCAACTCATTGGGCATCGATGGTTACGCTTGCGTTCTGCTTGGTTCTATTGCCTTTCTAGGTTACCGGAATCGATTAGGCGCTTGCGCGGCCCAACCGAACTTGGGGATATCGTTATTGACGATACTCCCGATCGGTGGTTCACTCGAACTAGACACTGCATTCGATACGTCAAGGTGTGGAAACCTGCCACGTACTCTCGAGTACTCTGGCGCGACTTCGGTCCTGACGTTCAGCTTGCAGCTGCTCTGTACGGAGTTCGAAGGGACAGCATGGGAAACCTAATCCCAAGAGATGCTGTTACCTCGTACAACGTAGCGTGGG